TTCACGATCCTCGTAGCGGTACGCACAAGACGCTGTAGGAGCCACAGTAAAAGCTCTGGACATGTTGTAGTCATCAGCCACCTTAGAGGCCGCTTGGAAGCCCTTGTAGAGCGCTTCAGCAATTTGGTGTGCTTTAGTGTCAAGCATCCAAAAGTTCATTCGGTTGTTTGCCAAACGAAGAGCTTTAACAAACTCTTTGTAGCTCACACCTTCAATAGCTAGAAGATTTGCAAGACCAAGAACACCCAACCCAACTTGATTATCTTTGCGGGTATAGATTCCAGAATCATCAACACCAGTCTTTTCATAAAGTTCACAAAGGAACTTCATGCCATCAACAAACGCTTGCTCGATGTCTTCAATTTTAGTGATACCAAGATTGACGTGAGTAAGCAAACAGGTATCACGACTCTTGAGCAAAATCTCCTGACAAACGTTGGAGTAAATCCGTTCGCCGTTTGAGTCGTACTGCTTTTTAACAATCCACACATCACCACGACGAGCAGCGTTCATGATTGCTGCTAGTTTGTCGGGCTCGTTAATGATGTCTGGATCAACGTTGACACAACGCTTGACCCAAGGAATACGAGCGCGATCGTAATTAACAAACTCCAAAATGTCACTATGGTCTGCGTCAAGATGACACACAATCGCACCATTACGGTAGGTACCACCGCGACGAAGAATTTCGTTGAACTTGCTGTAAATCTCCATAAAACCACAGGGGCCTGATGCGACCATTCCGTGGCTGTTAGTGGTTCCTTTGGCACGAAGTTTAGAGAGGTGAACAGCAACGCCTGCACCATATCGCAAAGCTTTACTAGCAAACTGCCAGGAGCCTTCCAAGCCATCGCTGTTTTCATCCATGGTGTCTTCCACCACAAATACTGTGCAGCTAATTGGATAGCGGCGAGTTGGATTGTTGAGCCAGCTTTCAACGCGGCCCGTCATTGCAATAGCAGGGTTCATTGGAGTCAAAGATCTGTCAGGTTGGGAGCTTCATAGTCTGGTCCTTTTTGGACCTTTCCTTCAACCTTTGTAAAAGGAAATTTGGAGTAGTTGGACGCGGCAATCCTGTCAAAGGCTTGATCAGGATCGACATTAAGAGTGTGCAACAAGCCATAGGTAACCCAAAGAAGATCGCAAGCTTCTTTAATAACCTCTGGTCTTGTTTCGTTCTTCCAGGCGTGAAGAAGCTCGTAAAATTCTTCTTCGACATACCTTAGTTGGTTTTCACTGTCAGGATCAACAAGCTGTTCAGCTTTCTCCATCCAGTGTTTGACAATCCCAGCGTTAGAGTTCAAGTTCATTTGTTTCAAGAATTGCTTTATAGATTTTTCTGTTGTCAAAATCTTCGTTGCGTTTAATTAGTCGTTCAAGATACCACTTTGCTTTTCTGAGATCTTCGGTTCCGTTTTTGTGTTGATACCGAGTTACGTATTTGATAACGTTACCCTCAAGAAAATCAAACGCGTGGCTCTCAATGTAATCGATACACTCTATGACTCCTTCGTCATAGGCGTAGTGGTTTGGTCTGATTGGATCTGAAGTGGTGTCCATAGTTGAAGTTCATTAAAGGTGTACTCAGTGTTGCGAAGAATGCGAGCTAAACGAGCTTGAGTTAAAGCGTAATCTGCTCCTAACCCTTTCTTTTTGTACTGTTCAACTACAGTTCTCCATGCGGAGGCTTCTGAAAAGTCGCTTTCTGAAATAAGCCTTTCGGCTGTTTTTGGGCCAACCCCAGGGCAACCAGGATAGCCGTCAGTGGTATCACCGGTAAGAATCTGACGATAAAAATAGACATCGGCTTGAAGTTGAGAAATGTTGTAAATGTTGCCATCGTTATCAAGATGACGACCTGGGATTTGTTGTAGATCTTTGTCTCCAGACCAAATCACAGTTTTGTCTTCATTACGAGTGGCGAGAATACCAAGAACGTCATCACCCTCTAGGCTGTACCAGCTTTCTGAAGGAAACACCTCTTCTGCCCACATTTTGGTTGCCGCATAACCAACAGGTTTACGGCGGTGGTTGTTGACGCGGTTTCCTTTGTAAGTCGAATCAACGTTTTTTCTAAAGTTGATTTCAGAGGTCCAACAAAGAGTTGTACGTGTTGCTTTAGCTTGCTTCTCTTTTTGAGAGACAAGAGTTTTGAACATGGATTGAGCCTGTTTGACTGGTAGGTGAGTCGTGATGATGTCAGGCATCCATTCGATCTCAGTTTCGCAGCTAGCAACTGTTTGATACAGAAGCATGTCGGCATCAAGCAGCAGCCAAGTCATCGTCACCTCCTTGTTGGTGTTCCCATAGCATATTTTTCCTTTCCAAATAGTCCAGTGCCTTTAGGACGCCTGTTGTATTGTCCCCAAGCTTACCTAAAGCTGTGTTGCAGTCGTTACAAAGCCAGCCTCGAAACGATTGCGTTTTATGGCAATGATCCAAAACTAGCTTCTTTACCTTTCTGCAACATTCACAGCGACTGTCTTCTGGAAGCGGGTTTTGTTCACGTAGTCTCCTACGGTTTTTAGTGTTCAGGTTGTTACACACCTTGCAGTGCGGATAATAACCATCTGGTTTTTGTTTGTCTTTAGAAAACGCTGTAACTGGTTTTTCTTGCTCACAAACCGTACAAACCTTAGTGGCATTCAGCCCAGTTGTTTCCGATTTTGTATTCGGCATCGACTTTAATTCGTAATCCAAGAGCCTCTCCTGCCAAGGCAGCAGCTTCAACTGCCAATGATCCGACTCGTTCTGCATGTTCATCAAGGACTGAAAATTGAATTTCATCGTGGACGTGAGCTAAAAAGTACCAATCTTTGTCGTAAACCAAACCAGCGTTTGTTAACAACTCATAGCACTTGATGTACCAAACCTTTGAAATTAGTGCTCCTGCTGATTGCAGAAGAAAATTTAAAGAACTATGCGAAGAACGTATCTGTATCTTTCTACCATCTAAAGCTTTTACAAATCCTTCCTTTTCTGCTTTTTGTGTGACTCGTTTAGTTAGCTCACCAAGAGCTGGCATGTTTTTGAAATATCGCTGCTTAAGTTTTGCGCCGTTTTGATTTGTGATAGTACCTAGTTTCTCTGCTCCAGCACCATACATTAAGGCGTAGAAGAAAGTCTTAGCTTGATCTCTTGTTGTAAGACCAGCAGCTTTTTGATTTGCTGTGTGAATATCACCGTTCAATACTTCATCAGCAAACGATCCCCCATCAAAAGGAAATGTGTAATGCGCTAAGCATCGTGCCTCAATGCCACTGAGATCCACGCCAACCTGTTTCCTTGGCTTCCGTAACCGTCCCTTCATTTGAACATCAGGTAGAAACAGTGACCGACACTCGGTACCCAACTCCGACCTGACAGCGGGGCACTGGGCCATGTTGGGGTTGACGTGGCTACAGCGAGCGGTGGCACAGCCAACCGTTATCACACTGCCGTGTATGCGGTTGTCACGCTCAACTAGTTTCAACCAAGCATTGTTACCAGTACTTAGTTGACCTAATCGTTTTTGAAGCGTTAGATACGAAACAAAATCTTCAGCTCCAGGAATTTTTGACAAGATCTTTTCATCGACTTTGGGCTTACCGTTGTCAGTGAAATCTTTGGGTTGCCAATCCAAATAGTTCTTGAGCACCCAAGCAATGTGATCCCGAGAGTTTGGGTTTAACTCTGTAAGACGAGACATCGATGCGTCAGCTACGTAACCTCGTGCAGAGTTATCTCGCTTGGGTGTAAAGATCCCTCCGTCAACAAACGGGAACCGTTGTCTCAATCGTTTGTTGAGAGTATTCAGTTTTTCGTTGATCGAAGCTTCCAGGTTGAGCGCTCCTTCAACGTCAAACGGGAAGCCTGATCTCTCCTGTTTTGAGATAAGACTCGCGAACCTCATCTCAAGATCTACAGCACAAGGGATGCTTTCAATCTTCGGTTGCAACCGATCCCAAAGCTTAACGTTTAATTCAACATCACAAACGCAACGGTCAGCCAGTTCATCAGACAGCACACTGAAATCTTCAAGATCTGCGTGTCGTTTGTTGTGACCTAAACGAAACCCATAAGCTTCAAGACTTTGACGGCCATACAACTGCACTGGCATTCCTGGCCACTTCTTTTTGAAGTCAAGATCCAGCACGTTTGGATACAACATTCGACACAAAATCAGTGTGTCAATCAGTTGACCCTTTGGTTGAAACTCAGGGTAGATCTGTTGAATAGCTGGGATGTCGTACTGAATGATGTTGTGACCAATCAGTGCATCAGCCTGTTCAAGAATAGGAATCCAAACTTTTGGATCTCTATACAAAGTTGTTTCACCGTTCTGTGAGATGGCACAGCAATGAATCTTTGTAATGTCCCTAATCTTCAGTGCGTCCGTTTCCACATCGAACGTCATCATCGATAAAGAAGCTGATTCCTGCTGCTTCGCAGTGGTCAACAAACCCATCAAGCTCGTTGTAGTTGATTGTGTAGCAGAAGTCATTGGACTTGAAGAACGGTTTGCAAACTTGTTTACCTCGTTCAGAAGCTGCAAGTATGGAAAGTTTTAGAGAGTTTAGTTCCCTAATGTGAACGTCAAAAGTCGGTTTCAAAAGAATCATTTAAGTTGTTGGACGTTGTGTTGTTGCTGTTTAGCTCCAACATTCTGCCTGTCTTTTCTTCGTAATTAACTAATCCCGCAGCTCCACACCACCCTGTAAAGCGATTTTTAAGCACGCGTACTGTTGTGCCCGCATCACTAGATGTAGCCTGCTGATCTCGCTCCAAGCCAATACACACATCGCTGAGCTGAGGAATGCTATGGCTACCGCGAAGTTGACTAAGGGTTGTCTGGGCACCATTTTCATGGCCTTTGTCTCCTTGAGGTCTACGTAAGTGTGATACAAGTAACATTCCGCAGTTAGTTTCTTCAACAAAACTGCGAAGTTTGGTCATCGTTTGATCAATTGCCCTCCTCTCGTCACCTTGATCCAAACCAGAAACAAGAATTGAAAGGTGATCGAAAATAATCCAGTTACACCCGCAGCCAGAAACCAAATGGCGTATACGGTTAAGCAGAACGGTAGGGTCAAGAGAGCCAAAATGATCGTAAAGGAATAACCGACCAGTCCCAAGTGTTTTCTCAAACGCTTGTTCAATCTGCTCGTCACTGAAATAGCCTCGATCAATGTGAATAGGGTAATTAAGCTCCATACCAACAAAACGTCGAGCAGTACGTCGAATGTTCTCTTCAAGAGCGACGTAACCAACCGTTTCGTTTTGTCGTACCAACAAGTCATACGCAACCTCAGATACAAAGGTGCTCTTTCCAATTCCTGTGCCTGCAGTTACAGTCACCAACTCACCTTTACGCAAGCCGTGTAGCTTGTCGTTGAGAAAGCTGTACGGATACTCAACACTTTCAACCTTTGGATCCTCAAGCACCGCTTTAAGCAGCGTGGAACCACTCACAATGCCATCAGGCTCATACTCCGTAGCAGTCCACACCATCTGCATGATGGCCTTGCTGTTGCCCTCTACAAGGGCGTCAGAGGCGTCTTTATAGCCATCGATGATCCCAATCTTCCCCTTACGTGGAGGAAGCAGCTGGACGGCTTTCTTGGCTGCTTTCTGACCGTGCTCATCGTCGTCAAAGCACAGGATCACCTCTTCAAACTTTAAAAGCCAATCGAGATTTGCTCGAACTGCCTTATCTGCAGAGTCAGCACCGTTCGGTAGCGACACACAAGGCCAGGTTTTCCTGACGGCAGCATAGGCCAAGCAGTCGTATTCGCCCTCAAAGATAACGAGTAACTTTCCTCCGTTACTCCACTTCTCTTGACCGAGAAACGTATGGTCAGGATTGGTTCCGTGCTGAACAAATTGTTTGTTCGGTTTACGAATCTTGTACCCAGTAAGCCTGCGTTCCTTGTCGTAGATCGGCCAAAAATAGGCTTCTGAGTCCCCGTACACACCCTTAAAGTAACCGAAAAACTTCGCGGTTTCTTGAGGTATGCGACGAGCTGTGATGTCTTGATACGAGCCAAGGATAGGTTCAATCTCATGGTGTTCAAGAGTTTGTGGTTTGGTCATTTGGAAAGAAGAAGAACCAGAAACGTGATAGTTACAACTAGGCGTAAAGCAGTGCTGTCCGCCGTCGTCGTACAAAGCAACGTTGTCGCGTGAACCACACTTCGGGCAGCTAAGCCGACCGACAACGTTTGACATAAAAAGACCCCCAAGGTTTGAGGCCCTGGAGGTCGGTGTCCTTCATCTGTCCGCGAATGAACTATAGCAGAGTCCAGTCTCGTGGCAACGAAGGCCCCTCACACCAGGGCACATTGTACTTTTCACACCAACTGGCGTAGTCCATTCGACCACCCCGTTGGAGCTTCTGATGCGGCTTCTGTAAGACCATACGAAGATCAACATCAGGATGCTGCTCACGGAACAGCTTGATGAGTCTCCTGTCTTCCGCATCGAAGTAACCCTTGACTTCAAGAACTACTCCGTTGGCGAGAACAAAGTCAGGTGTGTAACTACGAGGGATGACGATGTCGTACTTGTGTTGTTCGTACTCCCACGCCACCCCGTTGGCAGTTAGATCATCTGCAACTTTGCCCTCAAAGCCCGATCGAAATCCATCGTCTCGACGTTTGCCGTACTTATGAAATCGTCGGGCCATACACCTCTACTCAGAAATCTGGATCTTCGTTGGTAGAGACACTAGCAAGTTCTTTAACAACAGGAGTGGATTGTTTGAACCCATCTTGCTTTTTGAACATCTTGTTGATGTCCACACCACCGCTGTCACGTCCCTTGGAAGATACAACCTCAATGACCTGTACACCCAACGGACGCAGCCTCAGACCCCCCTTTGGAGCCCTCTTGGGGTGAAACGCTGGCTCAACGTGAACAATGGCCTTAGAGCCGCTTTTAACGATGAGATCAGTAGCAAGAGGGTTCAGCTCGCTATCCACAGCAGGAAACGGAAACTCGTCATACGCCAACTTGGCTGTCAGTTTGATGATTGCTGAACCATCGGTCTGCATCTCAAACGGTGCATCGAAAAACGCACGACGACCAGTTTGATGAGCCCACCACTCACAAGCTCGGTCGTACTCCAACGAGATCTTCTCAACAATCTCAGATGCGTCTTCAACAAGAACCTTGAGACGGAAATCAGTTTGCTCGTTGTTGTACGTCGGAGTCTCGTAAAAACTCGGAATGAACCCAGTCAACTCACCTTGAATTTGCATTGTGCTTGGTGTTTGGTTTGAAGGACCAACAGAACGTAGTCACAGTGCTTACACCAAAGCCAACCCTTTAGGACAGTTTTAAAACCGGTCCCTTCGGGTAGCAGTAAAAGACCTTTCTAACTACTCTTATTAAGATCGGTTTTAAAACGGTTTTAAACAGTCTCTGTAAAGACTTGTTTTTAATTGGTTTTTAACTGTTCTCTTACTGTTTCTCTTATCAACTATTGAACCGTGTTACATCAAGCTGAAGCTACCGATGATGATTTCTATGATCCTGATCGGATGATTGATCCAATGCAGCAAACACTACCAATCAATGTTGAAGAGTTTATTGAAGAGTATGAATACGCTCGTGATGAGTATAAAAACTCAAAAGCAGACTCAGACAAGTGCTACTGGGATGGATACCTCATGGCTCTTGAAAAGATTTCTGGAGACATCCTGATCAACATCTAGTCATTCTCATAGAGCGATTCAAACTCTCCAAACTCATTCATGAAGAAACAGCTACTGTCTCGAATCTTTTGATAATCGCTCTCCAACAAATCAGCAAAGGCACCCACCAATGATTGGCACATCCCTGCTTCCAGGACTGCTTTGTGTAGTTTTGATTGAGCAGCCACAACAGCCTCAACCCTTTCAACCTCTGTCTCCTCATCAGCATCAAGAAACTCAGTGGCTTCGATGGCACGAGACTCCAGCACTTTCATGCGAGCCATTAACAGAGGAACATACTGAGCTGCCACTTGTTTGAGTGGTCCGTAGAACTTCTCCTTGGGATTTGCTGTAGTCATGAGCCCTTGAGCACTTGCTTTGTTAAGTTTACTAACACTGACCCGTGGTGACCCGTGGCGTGATAGTAGTTCTTATTGCTGTTGATCCTCATTCTCAATAACAGGTGGGTCTTGTTGCAATTGAGAGTCATTCGCAATAACCCTACCTCTTGATATTGAGAATCATTCTCAACAGTGACCAGTGAGCTTACTGCTATTGATTCTCATTCTCAATAACTAAGTAAGAAAAAAGGGCCAGCAATCGCTGACCCAAAGTGTTGTTAATTGTTCAACAGATTCGCCAGTGTATATATAACGACAGGCAGAAAGAATAAACCAAGAGCAGACAATAACTCAACAAACTTATGCATGGTTTTTTCATCAGTGTTTCTTAAAAGCGATGACAAACTTACGATTAGCCTTAGCGCATAACCCGCAAGTCTCACACTTTGCAGTGTCTGTATATTGTTCAGGGCAAGGGATGACTTTAACTGGATTGTTTAAGTCTTGAGAATCAGCAATCATAAGTGGTCGCTTGTTCTCTTTGATTGCGTTGACTGCTAACTCAAACACTGTTGAGTCAGTGATAACTACATCGAAACCGTTTCTGTAACGATCGACAGCACTTTCTACGGTTTCAGTTGAAACATTGATCACAAACTTATGACCGCTAAACCTAAGGATTGTGTCGCTATTTGCAGCGCCGTAGCGATCATCAGTATGCAAGTGTGTGTAGGTATAAAACTTTAGATCAGCGTTAACAGCTGCACACTGTAACTTGTCGAGCTTTTCTGTATCAATCAACCGCCAAGTCTCGCCCTCATAGTGAGAAACATAGGGCAGATCACCGCTCACATTATGTCGAAACATAGTGCCTGGTTTGAGTGACTCTACTTGCTCACAGAATGAGTCAAAGTCTACGCCTCTCTCTCCTTTAGTTACCTTCGCCCAGTGCCAAGACTGCGGCCCTCGTTTGGCGTAGCAGTCGTGATACAAAGGGCAAGAAACCGAGCAAGTGTCAGCACTAGAAGTCGATGATGCTATCTTGCCTAACTTCTTGTTGCTTGTCTTTTTGGAAAGATGAAAAGTCGTCATAATCAGAAAGGAGAAAAAGTTCGTAAAGGAGAATCTCACGCTCGCTAGCTAGTAACGAGCGGAGATAATCGTTTCTGGTGTCAATCAATAGCTGAAACCGAAAAGATACTTAGCCTCTTCTGTAAAACTTTTTAACGACTTGTTGGCAATGTTTCTGATGCTGAACTTAGGAAGTTTTACCTTTTGTTGTTGTTGTTGTTGTTGCTGTTGTTTCTTGTTGTTGTTGATTGTTTGAACTATGTCTGTTGATTGGTACAGCATCCAAGCTAAAGAACCAACACTAAAGCTGCACTCTTTGAATTGATAACGCTGACGGTGAATAATCCGCTTGTCGTCGCTCATAATGCGAACAGTGCAGCCAGGAACAGAAGGAAAGGAGTCTGTAAAGTCATAAGCCGCTTTCAGGCTGTTAAACAC